GTCGAATTAGGTTGATTATCTACTTCTGCGAAAGAAGAAGATTTTGTCATGCGCACAATTTCTAAAGGTTTATCACCTTCTTCTGTTCCCACTTGAGCTATAGATTTTAATCTAGCTATAATTGGTGACATTGTCGCGGGAGCAGGTTGTACGCCTATTTGTGGATAATGTGGTAATGCAAATTCTATGTCGTCTGCACCGTAAACTTCGGTGATTACATCGATGGAATCAGATACGGTAGAAGTATTTACAAGTTCATTTAGAACATAAATAAATATACTACCAGTAGCATGAATTTCACCAAATGTACCGTCCCAAAAAGTGGCACTATTGCGCAACCAAGGAACGACAGCGACATACGGGATGTTAAAATCAACATCTGTATCAGATCTAAGATCTACTACAGTGGAATAATTTGCATCTATGTCAAAATTGGCAGGGGGTGGTGTTGTTAAACACCCAGGAACATACACAATTCGTATACGACCTGAGTGAAATTTGGTTTTGACAAATTTAAAGCGGAGATTTATACCCCCTCTCCAAAGGACAAAGCTGGACGCAACAAATCCCAGATGGGGTAAGTTGAGCGCAGTTCCACCAGAGGTTTGCCAAAACGCAAGGGGTGTTACAATTTGTCGCCATAGTATGGTGCCTGGTGCTTGGCCTTTCGACCAATTCCATCTGTCTATATAGTTGGGAGTTTTCGCGATGTAAGTAAGTGACATCTCGTCAACATCCGTCCGATACAGTTCAGGGCACTGTTCAAGCTCATTTTGGGCAGTCAATCCAAGATTTACTGCCATATCTGAGCCATCGGTGTTACACATAAAGCGAGTGGGGTTTATTTTGAAACTGGAAGTTTCAGAAGGATTAAGAGGTTTAGACCAGCCATAAAAGCTCGCAACATTGTGAAGCGCGTCTACGCCAGATTTGATACCTTTGACTACGTTCCCAACGACTGGGACATCTACAAACGGTTCTAAAATGGTGGAATACGCTGCACTTTGTCTTGTGACTATTCCTTGCTTAACCTGCTGTTCGCCTTCATCTCCTACCTGAGCGATAGAGACAATAGGCATTCCAGTAGGGAATTCTGTTCTTACGTTGGTCATGCGTACCCAAATCGTATAATCTATATTTCCTCCAGAGACTAAGTCTACAAGAGGAGAATACACAATCAATTGGAAAGTTCCAATATCACCTGCTCCCGTTATTAAATTATAATAAAGAAAGGGTGAAACGAATGGTATATGCATGGTAGCCTCAGTGGTAGTGGATAAGTCTATTTCAACTCTCGGATTACCACTGACCGACGTCAAGAAGTTTTGTGTTGGATTAGTATAATAATATTTTTTGTCATTTCCTAACGCATTAAGAAATGGGGTCCATGATAACATCAAACGACCAGCATGAAAGGGTTGTGCATTAACTTGTACACGTACTTCTAAATCAGCCCGAAGTCCTAAGAATCGTTCTAATTTTCGTTGATACATGTCCAAATTAACTAAATCTGAAGGAAAATTAAAAGTGGCGAGCCGTGAAGCGACTGCCGCAGTAGTAGACCAAGAAGCAGTTTTAAAATTAATGGGTCGTTCAAGGAAAGTATTAACAGAATGAGTTCTACCATCCTTAGCACAATCAAGAAGAGGATTATTTAAATCTAATCTCTTAGTAACTGTACTAGAGGAAGGAGAAGCACCTTCCGAAGAAAAGGATAAGATTTGTTGTTGTATATGGGTTTGTTCATTATTTTGGAAATTTGCAAGTCATTTTACAATACTATTCACGACTCAATGATATAATAAGGTTGATCTATCTAGATTTTTGTAGGACTGCTACAAGCCATCTTGATTAGTAATTCTAAATAGAAAAGCTTTATAATAACATAGCATAGGTATTCTTTTACAGATCAGACATTGAATATCTAAGATCACATGTTAAGTTGATGTATTAATTCTAATGAAGATATTGTCAATCGACAATACCCTTACTGATGTTTCCACCGGTTCAACTAGGGTCGGCTCTCTGGCGCACAGACTGGCTGTGGCAACGTTAACATCGCTATACGCGACTGTTGAATACAGAGTTTACTTCATTCCCACGGGATTGTTAAACAGTAAGATAGAATTAACGAGTTAAGTTTTCGATTAATAATCAGGGTCATCTGCCTCAATATCATCGCGTATACTTTTAAGTACAAAACGACGAGTATTGGTTTGGAAGCTCTGATTAGGGATTGAAGAAGCTAAACGTATACCTGCTTCGACGATTTTAGGTCGCCAATGCATATCTACGGCCTCATCGTGCAAAGAAATTTCACGAGTTGCAGCTTCTAATGTAGTTAAAGTTATTAAAATGGGTGTCATCTTTCCGATGTGCACCCAGTTGGTCGAATCGAGAATTACTTCGAGATTGAGAGGAGCTACGAATTGTTGGATGGAATCTTCGAATCTAAACGATCGTTTCAAGAATGTAACTTCATGAAGACGTCGAGAGACTACGAGATCACCGGTCTTAGCTTCGTCGGTCATCACCATATCTAGATGTTCTTTCATCGCTTCTGTGATCGTCATCTGGTTAAAGACACCGATCATGTCACCTCGAATGTTCATTACAAAGTCATCTCCATAAAAAATACTCGACGTATGCTCTAAAAAAGAATTCACGGACGAGAGATGGTAAATATCATGTTTGGTTTTATCCGCCCACGATGATGTTAATATAATTTTATTCCAACAATACGCTAATGCCATATGATTGACTATACTGTTAATAATAGCAGTAATAGGACAACCAGATGGGATTCCATTACGCACATTGTATAAAATTGTTCCATCTTTATCATTTGTTATATGAAGATGATGCACACATTCATAATAGAAACGCAATACATAGACACGAAATTCTTCTTTCGATAATTCCTTGCCATGTATTACATTTCTTCCATTAGCTATAACATGATTCCAATTCATGATATACCAATCAGCCAATATTTCTGTTGCTCCGTATACTAATTGAGCAGGAAGTGATCCGTCAAAGTTAGAGTAATCTCCAGCAATAACGAACGGTCCTTTTTGCAACAGTCGATCTGCAACCATATTCCATTCAGATGAAAATGGGTTGATACCAACGCTTACAGAATTTCGAATACGATGTTTTTCGATATGGGCAATGAATGGCAAACATAATTTTCTCAATGCAATAGCGTAATGCATTGGCGCAGCTGTAAAGAGTCTTGTTTTTCCGATATCGGCTTTAGCTTTTGGGATTTTTTGATCTTTCATAGTATCAACCCAAACAACTTCTGGCCGTATACCATCTCTAACGCTTTCTTCCAATAACTTAATATCAGTTAAAAGTTCTTTACATGCGTTTGTTGTCAAGTCAAATGAATCTTGTGCACCAAACCATTTCGTCTTTCCAGGAGCTCCATTACGTGATGTTAATGTATATGGATATCCAGGTGAAGTCGAACGATCGAGTGAACAAATAAATTGATCCCCATCAATACCTACAATTGCTTGTTCAGTAGTGAGCGGATATTTATATAGGTCAGGTTCATAATCATGTGATATGTAGTACAATGGTTTAATTTGTTCTACAATATCATCAACTAAGTCTTGATCAATAACTGGTCGTGGTATTCCATATTTCTTACGCGCTAAAACCATGGGGTCGATGTAATCACCTTTCTTATTTGTAAAGGGACATAATCTTCCGGGTTTATTGGGTGAAGTAATAAGTTCACCAAAGATAGCACTTGGCCTCACAGATGATTTGGAGGCAGAAGGTACATGCTCTTTGGGATGGAAAGAATGAAGTAAAAATGATCCCGACTCTTTGAGAGTATCGGGATCGATGGTCAGTTCGGATGAAGGGTATGCATATTGAGCCATCGCAGGTAATTTCTTAAGTGCGTCGGTCAACATTTGTCTTGATAAAGCAACGGAATTACCTGTTGATAATCCGGGAATACCAGAGACATGCATGCCTATTATTTTATTGGGGACTGCAGTGTTTGAGACAACCAAAATGGCGCCACAATCACCGCTGCGTGTAGGTAGATTGTATGTGTAATATTCACGTGTGCGAACTATTTCCACACAACCAGGTACAGTAAGAGTGTCGATCTCGTCTCGTTCACTAGGAACGACACGGTTGATCAAGCATCGCGTTCGCTCGGTTTCTTCATTTAAGAACTCATACTTTGCAAGTATTGCCGGGCAAGCCGCAATTCTCATATACTGATCTACACCAATGAAATGACATACAATATCTTTGAATGGATTTACTACAGGAGGAAATACTACCAAGATAGCATCTTTATCCGGTATTCGAACCGTTTTCGCAAATATCGTCGTGGGGATCTTACAAGACATTCGATGTCTTGAGTATAGTGTAACCGATGTGTATCCTCGCTCTTTAATTGCTACTTCAAAATGATAGGGCATCAGCGCAACCTGACCACGTACAAAAAGTACATGACCTATGCTAACCGGGGGGCCGTCATTCTTAGAAGCAGTCATATAAAGGAGGTTTGTGTATACGACATGATTCACTATTGTCTCACATGACACATCATTCTCGGGCGCATGTCGTTGTTCTTCAACGGATATGGCCGAGATTACTTCGTCAAGTGGTGGTGTTGGTGGTTTTGACAGGGTCGCATCTACTTCACTTTGATAGTGAACGCGCATGGCCTGTCTTCCAGCGCTACGTCTATAATGCATATTTTTATCGTCGTCGAGAGATTGAAGAGAAGTAATGAGAGTAGAACCCTCTTTAGACTTCTCAAAAACTACGATATCAGATACCATAGTGTAATATAAACGCTGTAGATGTTTATTGGTAATGGGTGAAGGATATGTATTTCCACAATGTTTGACGAGAGTCAATAATTCAGGTAAACTGAATCCTTGATCTAATCTTGCACAAATACACACGCATGGGATCTTAAACACTGCTGCTACGTTCTCAAAACGTTTAAGTAATTGAGGGTCACAACATGTTTCACAATTAACGCAATCACAATGACACATTTGTTGTACTATGTCCAAAAGTTCAAGAGAAAAATCACAATCTTTATGGGTTTCAGGTTCTTGATAGAGAGATGCTACGGAATAATATGCAAGAAATTCTTTCGATTTCTCCATACGCATCGCATAACATTGGCATTTTGTGTACCATTTGACACACAAAGCACGGTCTTTATTTTTACAAATTTGGCAATTTTCACAACCTTGTTCTAAACACTGATTAGCATTTTGAGCAAGTTCGTACAGGGAGGTTTTATCTTTAATGTATTGAGGTTGTTCAATTTTAGTGACACGTTTATAACCACGGTACAGAATGAAACCACTAAGAATAGTAATTCCAATCTTTGCCGCGGCTTTAAAAATGTTCCAATAGGGACCTAAAGTGTTGGATAGAAGATTTGTGATATTCAATCGCTGGGATGCGATTAATCTTTTTGTTTGTGAAAGGGTATCTTGACACCAAGCTAATACATCATCACGACGACCATTTAGATAGAGATCGTAATAATTTTGATTATTAACGTGGCGGTAATATAACCATTTTGCGTTGTAGATGAGGTCGTACATCCAAGATTTAAGTGGATGAATAGGAGGTAAACCACAAATAGCTCGCGTTTCTTGACTTAAATTGGGGAACCCAATTTGAGCTTCTGAAAAGTGTTGCTTATAATCAGAGTGGATCCAAGTTCGGCTTTCACCATCCCATGGACCACCTTGAAGTTCTTGATCGATTATAATTTCACGTTTGCGTGGCGACACTGTCGCAACGCCCTTATTCTTATAATCTTTCAAAAATTGTGATGTTGAGTGGAAGGAAAGGTAACGATCTTTCATTTTGTTTTGTACCATATGGGCGACTTCTGTATAAGTGAGGCCCGTCTGCAATACGCAACCTGACGTAGGATCGTACATCTCAAAGGAATAGACGTCAAAGTTAATAGTTTCACCATTAGCTCGCGCTTTCTTCTCATCAAGACGCGTCAATTTTTTGCCATTTTTATCTTTGTAGGTCATTGTGTATTCCGGATCAAT